GTCAACAACCCTCGTTAAATGCCAAAGTTGGCACTCTTAAATGCCGCACCAATGCGGATGGCTGCTTGAAGCAGTGGGGATTGGTCATCCCGCATCTGAATTGACCCCCACCAGCAATGGTGGGTTTTTTTATACATACTACAACAAGGAAATCTCATGTTTGAATATGTTGTAAAAGAAGTAAATAAGATCGTAGATGGAGACACTTTAGATATTACCATAGATCTAGGGTTTTCTTTAACTACAAAGCAAAGAGTAAGACTTAATGGAATAGATACGCCAGAGTCAATTACTAAAGATGAATATGAGAAAAAATTTGGACTAGAGGCAAAACAATTCATAACAGATTGGTTATTGAACAATAAGGATATCAAAGTTCAAACAGAAAAAGACGATAAGTATGGAAGAATTCTTGGACACTTCTACGGGAATGGATCAAAAGAATCTTTGAATGAAATGCTTGTTCGTTTAGGATATGCTTGGGCATATGATGGTGGAACAAAGAAAAAGGATTTTAATTTATTACTAGAGAGACGAAAAGGAAATAATTCATGATCTATAAAGACTATTTTAGACAAAAACTATTAGAACAATCTTTTCCACAACAATCAGGAAATTTAGGTCCAAACTTTGGTTCAAATATTGATGCTTTGGCAAAGGCATCAGGATCAAGTAAAAGACCAAATATAAGAGCAGTTATTGATCGACTACGGTCTGAAGTTGATCAAATTTCACAAAAACAAGAGCATGAATTAAATGTTAATAAACTTGATGACGCTCTAGATGCAGTCCAGAATGTTCATAAAAATCAGTAATATATAAATACTTGGGGTATATACTCAATGCATTGACATTTAAACTATTGTGGTTCCAAAAAGGAGACTACAATGGCAGGAATATCACAACCTTGCGAATGTCAAGAGTTGAAAGAACAATTAGAAAATTGTAAAGAAAGAAAACACAAAGATTGTGAAGAAACTACAAAGGAGCAATCAGAAAAGATTGTTCTTTTGGAAAAGAAAATAATGACAATGACAATCGTTGGCGTTATTGCTATAACACTTATTGGTAAAGAAATGGCAGATAAAGTAATGAATGCCTTCTCTACAGTGGAAACAATTCAACAGAGAATAGGAGATGCTAGTGATCTTAAATCCTCTGAAAATAATGATAGCAACGCTGTTAACGACGGCGATACCTTTCCCGAGTAAAGCATCAGGGCAGGATCTTCCAAATGGTGGTTTTGAAGAGTTTTCGGTCAGTCCAAACTCTTATAATACCATTCGTGAATTAGACGATTGGCAAACAGATTTATCCTCTGGAATGTTAAAAATTTGGGGATCTGGGTTTCAGCAGATAAACTCATTTGAAGGTATTGGTTTTGCCCAGTTGGGTGGAAATATATCATCAAATCTATTTCAGGATTTAAGTAATATCAACTATGGGCAGGAAATTAGTTGGTACTTTGCTCATCGGGCAAGAATTGACGACGAAACCGTAAATTTAAAAATTACCGATTTTGGCACAGACAATCAAATTGGAAATAATGATGATACTGTGCTTTTTAACCAGAATTTCACCACATCAAACGAATGGAATCTGTATCAGGGCAAGGGAATTTATTCTTTGGGCAATAAGACAAGAATAGAGTTCACCCCCATACTGAATGGTCAACTAAATAATAGCACTGGAAATTTTATAGATTATGTAAATTTTGGCACGAACATAGCACCACCAATTCCAGGTCCAGGTGTACTTTCTTTTTTATTAATCGCTGGAGTACTGTTTAAACCCCATCGTCGTTAATATTATAAATATTTACTCATAAAGAGGTACATATGCAGGATAATAGTAATTTTGAATCAACATTGATAAAGTATGGTTTAGATGTTGGTTTCATGCTTTCTGGGTTCTTTGGTGCTTTGCTGCTAGCACTCAGATCAAAAGGTCAAAAAATAAGTACAACAATTGCAACGGTGCTTGCTGGTACTGCATGTGCAAACTACCTCACCCCCCTAGTAATTAACATGATGCCAGATGACTTTAAGGATGCTAAATATGGAATGGCATTCATGATGGGTTTTGCAGGTCTAAAGGGTCTTGAACTTATCATAAATAAAATAGTAGCATATATCAAAGCAAAGAAGATTAAGATTGACATTGAAGTGTGAATCTGCTATAATAGGAGTTTACCATGCCAAAAGAAGTCAAAAGATCAGAACTAATTCATGTACAGACAACGAGAGATGATCGTTGTATTGATATGCTATTGACTGCAAAAGAAATAGAAAAGGGCATGGCAAGAGCAATTGATCCAAAAAATGTTGATCTAGTAATTAAAAATTGTTCCACATGCTGGCCTATTGATAAACCCCCAAAATGTTCATTTTGGGATCGTATAATGTTTAGATGTTCAAATACAAAGGAGTGAATATAATGAGTGTGAAGATTATTCGTTTAACTAGTGGTGAGGAAATTATTGCAAACTTTACTGATAACGGAGAGACAATTACACTGAAGGATGCTTCAGTTCTGATTCCATCTCCTGAAGGAAAGTTGCTTCTGGCACGATGGTTGCCATATGCGAACACCGAAAACGGCGTTACGCTGGAAAAGAAAACTGTCATGTTCGTAATTGATCCACAGAAGGAACTTGCAGATCATTTTACAACTGTTATTGTAAACAATCTAGTAATTCCTGGTAAAAAGATCGTTGATCCAACCGCAGGATCAGGACTAAAACTTACAGTTTAACACTTGACAAGGCAACGACATTATGGTATAATGTCGTTATATTCCCGTAGCTCAGTTGGATAGAGCAACGGTTTTCTAAACCGTTGGTCAGAGGTTCGAGTCCTCTCGGGAATGCTTTGGAGTCTTTATGAGCAAAACTAAAATTTATAAAGTTAGTAGTGTAAAGTCATTGTATAGATTTTACAGAATTGATCCGTATTGTTATCTACGAAAGGAATGGTTTATGAAGAATTCATCTATTGTTATTGGTCTTGCGAGTATTGGTCTTTTTTCAAATGTCTTTGTCCTGCTTGCGGGAGAGGGTCTAAAGAACAATACTGCTGACATGTTCACTGGTTTTGGTTCTCTTGCTTTTTGTGCTGCTTTTATCCTTTTTCTTATTGGGCAAAAGTCAGAACAAGAGGTTCGTTCTGAGCGCGACGAGATCTACCGTGATTTTGATGCTGTCTATCGTCACATTGATGACACTGTTCGTGATCTGAGGGATGATATCCGCGACTGCTCACGCGAGTGCTCAAAGGATAGTTGCTCAGTGTCAAAGAAGCGATAAATCTAAATATTGGTTGATGTTGAACGCAACATATACTTACTCATTTCTTGAGTTAAGTGGAAAACCAAAAAGATTTATAGAAACCAATTCTGGTTGTACAGTTAAGGGTTACGGTGTCACTACAGATACCGTAACCCTTTCTGTTTTATATGATTCGGTGGATGCCTTCAATCAAATAAACAAGGCAATGATGGATAAGTTTAAATTATCTCCATCCAATATTAAAGTAATTTAGAATGGTCTACCGTAAAATGCATTTCGGGTATTACCATTTTTATTGACAACACCTGAAACACTTTGCGTGGATGATATGTTTGCCACAGCATTCGCTAAAACAGTAGTCAATTGCACAATATTATCAGTATTTGTTTTCTGAATAGCGGTATCTGTTTCTGGAGTGGTGCAGAAAGTATTTGGATTGAATTCTGATATGATGTTATTCAATGAGCTCGAACGAAATCTACATTGCGACAGTGTATGGTTATCTGTGCAGGATATTAGTATTCCATTGCTATATTCAACACATGTCCCAGTTGTGGTTTCTGTAGTATCAGGTTCAGTTAAATACGAATCTGCTACAGAAATGTAGACTTGAATATTTGTTTTAAGATTGGTTAGATCTTGTTCAGTTAATCTTTTATCTAATAGGATATATTCGTTACCATCAGAATCTATATTAATTTCTAAAACTTTAATCTGGGTAGTTTGACCAGTTATTTTAACATAGTCTCCCGCTTTGATTCCTAGATAGTTGAATGAATTTTTGGTATTTTTACCAAGTCTATTTTTTATTATAGACTTAATCTCAGGTGTCTCATTTATACTATTTGGTATCAGATAAGGGATTTGTTCAAATTTAGTTTTATCGTATCTATTGATTGTGGTTGATAAATTTGTAACTGAAGTTACATCTGCTTCTACCACACCACGATAATAACTACGATATATGTACTCACCAGTAACATCTGCGGTTGAACTTGAGTTTACATCATTATAATAACCATTGTAAATGTAAAATGTTGTTCCAGGTGTTATCTGTGAAAAATATTCATCAAGATATTTTTCTAAGTCTGAATTGGTTTGCGTTGAATAGTCAATTAAACACTTTGTATTGCTTGAATAAAATACAAATGTTGGAGTTGATGTTATTCCTCTATTTATTGATGCCTTTTCCGTCTTTGAATCTTGAATTAATAAACCATACAACATCGCCTCTCTGACGAATACTAGTTTTTCCTTTGTCGTCTGAGTTTTTGAGGTTGCTGTTGGTCTATAACTTCTCATGTGCCGATGTATGCTAAGGTTGCAGTTCCTGTTCCAGTTCTAGCGTAAAGCGATCCTAGGGCAGACAATTCAAGATATATCGTTTCACCTGGACTCAAGATATATCCAGTTGAGGTTGATACCGAAATTGAGTTACCTATGTAAATTTCTACTGTATTAGTCGATGGTGATTTTAGCGTAATACCTGTTCTCAACGAATCTGTTGATACTGCGATTGGTGTTGTTGTTAGACTCTTTTGTCCGTGTACCACTCTTGATGGTTTTGTTATTGAACTAACTACAACCTTAGCACCACTACCAGCAGAATTTATCAAGTTTAGAATATCTAGAGCGTATGCTGCATTTGTTGCTACAGTTCCGATATTAGTCTTGAGCGATTCTATCTCATCAATTAGATCGGTATCATCAATTGAAACTGTTCCAGATATTCCAACAGGAACTGGTGAATATGCTCCAATCTCTACAGCACCACCAGATAGACTTCCTCGTATTGTGAGTGGCGTTCCACCAGATAGTCCCTGAACACGAAGTGCGTTATTAACTGAATCATTAGTAACACCAACGGTTGCTGCTACGCTAACATTGAATGTGAATCCTGTATTGGTTACAGCAACTTTAAGAGCATCTCCAGAAATTCCAATTGCACTATTTCCAGAATACAGATTTGCGTGAATCCAAGTCGTTCCACCTGGTCCAAATACTGAAACCGAATTTGTTGCTGCTACAAGTGCTAATCCACCACTCAAACCTACATTACCATATACGGTTACACTATCTGTAGCAGAGTTGAGTCTTCTGCCACCAGTAACTGCGATTGCTGTTCCACCACTAATTCCATATACTGCTAGATTATTTGCTATGTTAATATTTCCAGTGATTCCTATTGGATATCCACCAGAAACACCATAAACACCACCAGAGATACCAACGGGGGCATCTGTGCTAAATGTTGAACCTTTGATAATTAAAGGAATTGTTGGGTTGGTTCTAACATAAAAGTCGCCAGTTCCAGAAATAGTTCCAGATACTGGTAGTGTTGTAGCAGTTGCTCCATAAATCTTTACGGGAAGTGGATAGGATTCGTTTGCTCTGTAAGTATTATCTACATCTCCCCATGCGATCTTTGATATTTGTGCATGTGCTGCGCTAAAACCAGATGCTCCACTTGTACCGTAATCTGTAGCGATTATAGCAGTACCAGAAGCTATCGTAATCTCAATGTTATCAGCAGTATATGGCATATATTCTTTCCTTTAACAATATATATACTAATAGTTGACTACTATTCTTATACTGGTATAATGCCATTATGATATTCAAAGTAACAAAAGAAGATTTCTCAAAACGAATAGAAAATTATGTCAAAGAGACTAATTCTTCATATATTGATGCCGTAGTTCATTATTTTGAAGAATATTCTTACGACTTTTCACTTGCTCCTAAACTATTATCTCAACCATTATTGGAAAAAATAGAGCAAGAGGCGCGTGATCTTAATTTTCTACCGAAGGTTAAAAACAAATTACCCTTCGCTTGACAATGAGCAAATCTATGATATAATACTCGCGGTGGGTAGTTCCCACTTCAGTAAATAAGTCCAGGGGAGCTCCCTGGGGAAAGACAGGTAACATGGGTTTTAATGATTTGAAGAAGAAGTCCAAAAGCGGTATTGATGATCTGATCAAGAAGATGGAAGATCAGACCAAGGCGAAGGAAGGGTATAAGGATGATCGCTTTTGGCGACCCGAACAGGACAAGTCAGGAAACGGATTTGCCATTATTCGTTTTCTTCCAACTGTAGAAGGTGAAGAAGTTCCTTGGGTAAAGGTGTATAACCACGCATTCCAAGGACCAGGTGGTTGGTATATTGAAAATTCTTTGACTACCATCGGTCAAAAGGATCCAGTTGGCGAACTCAATAACCAACTATGGAACTCAGGTCTTGAATCCGATAAGGATCTTGCTCGTATTCGTAAGCGCAAGTTGACTTATATTTCAAATGTCTATGTAGTTTCAGATCCTTCTAATCCCCAAAACGAGGGTAAGGTTTTTCTTTATAAGTTTGGAACTAAGATCTTTGAAAAGATTCAGGAGGCAATGAAACCTGAATTCAATGACGAAGAACCAATCAATCCATTTGATTTCTGGAAGGGTGCGAACTTCCGTATCAAGATTCGTAAGGTTGGAGGATATACCAACTACGACAAGTCTGAGTTTGATTCACAGACAGTTCTTTTTGATGATGATGCAAAGTTGGAGAAGATTTGGAAGTCACAACATGCGTTGCTGCCATTCCTTGATTCATCAAACTTCAAGTCATATGAGGAACTCAAGGCAAGACTTCAGGAAGTTCTAGGTGGCGATGTTCGTGCTACAGCACCAAATGCCCAAAAGACTGCTGAAGATGTTGCTGAGGAAATGGTAGAAAAGAAACCAAACCTCAAGTCAAAGAAACCAGTTGAAGAAGATGTAGACGAAGAGTCAGATGCTCTGAGTTACTTCCAAAAACTGGCAGAAGACTAAATTAAAACCTCTCTCTTATCCTAGAACAGACCTCCACACTGGAGGTCTGTTCATTTTTGACTCAGTTAATCCTATTGTGTTTGATGATGGATTTATGTGGTTAAATGTTCTAGATGTCTGTAAAAACTTTCTGTTTTCTGGACCAGCACCTTCATTCATTCTGCTTAGATTCATTTCTGATTGATAATTATCAAATCCATCATCTGCTACATTATCATTTATTGTTTTTTGCTGTGCGGATCTTTCTGCCGTTTCTTGAAGTTCTATTCTTTGTCTTTCTCGTTTATTTGCTAAGTCATTGACAATATCAATTGGATTTGCAGTTTGATTCATTTGAATGTTTTCCATACTTTCAAATGATGAGTATGAATTATCGCTATAATTAGATACATCAACGGATAATGGAGGAGACACTATAGTTTCATTATTCACGGATAAAGTATTTTGAATTGATTGTCTCAACTCTTCACTTTCAGATTTGAATTTTGAATCCTTGTTCATGAGTGGAGAAGATGTATAGTCATATACGGATACATCCGACTCCATATCATTTTGTAATTGCATTAAATCGACCGAAAGTGGAATTTGTGTCGGTTCTGTATAAAATTCGTTTAATATCGTATTTATATTTGGAGTTTCATTTTCGGTTTGTATTGCTTTATTTGCGATTCCTGCGTCTGTTTCTGATTGCTCCACTGATAGCGGAGGTGAGTTTTTTTTTATTTCAGAAGGAACTTGAGATACTGTTGGAAGTGCTTTATTAATCGTAGTTGTTAATTGTCTTTCAACATAATTAGTCGGTTCTGTTACATTTACATTGACATTAAAATTATTCAAAACAGTTCCTGTTTGTTCGGCAACACTTGCTGGTTCAGGTTGAAGATCCACAAAATTTGATGGTTGTGGCGTATCTATCTGCACAAGACCAGAATCTAGTACAGGAGAAAGTTCTTCATTTGCAATTTTTCTTTTATCTTCCATACCGTTGTTCCGCTCTCATTTGAATATTTTTTAGATTCTGTTCTTCTAGGTGCTGCCTCAGTTGTTCCACATATATGTCGCGTTCCCAAGGAATCATTGACTCTATCTCACTCAAATTTTGCTTTTGCAGGTACATTAAATTAAAGTTCAATTTAAAAATACTATTGAGTGATATGTGACTGAGGCTTATCGAAAAAAATCTTTAAGACCCTTTAATACGATTTCTCTTTCAACTCCATCTGATGTTCTATATTTTACTGACTTTTCTAACTTTGGCATTGTCTTGAAGAATGATATCAATTTTCTATACTGATCATCGGTTAATAATTCTACAAACTCTATTAGACTAGACTTTGGATAATTTGAGGTTTCTATCAGTTCCTGGTCAGTTTCTATGGAAAGAATGGATTGAATGACTAAATCAAAATAATCATTTACCTTATCTCTATTTTTGATAATATTATCGACTGATGGATACTTCATCGTAACAATTATATTTCCATTCAACTCTATTTTTTGTTTATGATCTTCATTTAGGATAGGTTCAATGTCTTCTAAATTTAGATTTACTTTTACCTTTTCTCCTGTATATGGACAAGTAATTATCGGTTCAACTATTTCTCCAATAGATTTACATCTTAATTTTATGAAAAAATATTCTATGTCGAACAGCGGCAAATTTCTTGATTCGTTCTGCAAACTGAAACAGTCATCAATAATATCAGTCAGAGTGCTTAAGAAGTCTTCATAAGTTCCAGTAGTTGTTGCCATCAACAATACTTTTTCTTCCTTTACAGTAAATGGACGATATGATATAATTTTACCAGATGATGGTTGTTTTAAATTATATTTCGGAAGCGATGATCTCATTCTCTCTAGTAGTTCTTTCATAATAACCTCATTGATATAAGTAATTGTTAAACTGAAATGTCACATTAAACATTGGATAAGAAGTACCATCTGCTGCCATTGCAAACTGGTTTAGTTGAGCAGGAAATGCTTCTTTTAGTGTTATTCTTCTATTTGGCGATTCTGGATTTTTGGTGCTTGAATTTAAAAAATTAATTTCAACAGTCCCCAACCCATTAAAGTAATCAACATAATCTTCATAGTTTCCTGGGAATTGTGCGTCAGCAGACAATGGTCCTCCGCTTGATAATGAATTATTTAACGCGGTAGTTAAATTTGCTTCAGCAACAGTAGATGGGTTGGATAAGTTGCCAGAGGATATTGAAACTCCAGATGATGTGCTATTTTTGATAATACTATTCATCCAGTTTTCGATATAAGTTCTTTCTGCCCAATCCTGGTATATTATAAAAGTCATGTGACATTGGGTATAACTTCTTTTATATGGAACTCTACGGTTTGGTCCCCATAGGTCGTGTTCAAAAAACACGAATTGTCTTCCAGGGACAACAACGCTAACTGGGTAGCAAACTATAGGAGACTGTAAAGTATGTGCCAGTGTTACTTGGTACATACTTGCTATTTGAGGTCCACCGCGATTCAGTACATCTTCTCTAAATTGCTGTATTGTTCTGTTTACTTTATCTAGTGCCATCAAATAACTCTTTTTCTGTTAGGATTATGAATTTCCAAGAATTCTTTTCGCAAAATTCTTTTGCCGCTTGCCACTTATTTGTATTTATAGCATAAGTTATATTTTCATTAATTAATGATTTTTTTGACTTCCGCTTTCCTGCTTTGGGTTCTCTGGTTTGCTTTAGTGGTTTAATTTCTACCACTAGTGTCTCCACCTCACCCTTTTTGTTTTTCTTTTCCACAATAAAGTCTGGAAGGTATATGTGGAGTTGGTTGTCTACTGGGTGAACATAAGGTATTTTTAAAGTTTCAAACGACCACCGTAAAATATTTACATTTTCGTCTAAAAACTTACAAAATTTTCGTTCCCAAAGGGATCTACAAATAATATTATTAATATTGCCTATATATTTTGTAGGGTTATTTGGAATAAATCTTGTTTTGTAAGGCATAATAATATTTAGGAGAAAACATGGCTTCTGTTAGTCCAGTAGAGAGTTTTGCAAATACACAATCCATTGCAGAATGGTCTTCCAAGTTGGTATTTCCTGTTGAAAATTCTATAAGATCACAAATTCCTATTTGGATGAAATTTTATTGTTATGAATTTATGAACACCATGTCGCAAAGAGCGTTGGCATATTCTAGATCTACTGGTGGTGTTGCTGGTGCTATTGGTTCATATACCACTAAAGAAAAAATGCAGATAATGATTCCAGCACCTACCAATTTTTTAACGACCACTGCACATTCATATGCTTCTGTTAGAACTGGTATGCCTGATACTCCTCTGCCATCAATTGTTTCAAGTACTTTAGAGAAAATTTTTCCAGGAGCTACAGATGCTATTCAGACTGGAGCTTTAAAAGGGAAACTATTATTTGATCTTATAGATCAATACACTGCAACTATCACGGGTCTTGATTCATCATTTTCGGATCAAGTAGAGCAGGGATTCATGAGTGACTCTACATATGTCCCAGCGGGTGGTTCCAGAACATTTGAAATTAAAATTAATATGCCTTGTCTTTCAGATTTAGACTCAAAGGCAGCAGGAAAAATAATAAGAGCATTTGAGGCATTGTCTCTACCAACTTTAAGATCTGCTCTTACAGCGGCTACTACTAAATATTTTCATCCTCCTTTGTGGGTTTTTGGAATTGGTCCAGCAAATTCGATGAAGGTAGATCCAGATTGGTCTGGATATCCTCAATTATCTGTATTAAGAACAGTTTCGCATAGAAAAACTGCATTCGATACCAACTCGCTATCTGCATTTGGATACGGGGGGACATACAAACCTATCGCATATACTGTGAGTTTAATCTTCCAAGAACTAGAACCAGCATTTAGACAAACATCTCCATTTAGAGAGACTGGAATAAACATACTTAGTCGTTCTGCTGCAATCGTTACCGCTGGTGGTTCTTTAAATCCAACAATCACTGGAGGTTGATATGCTTTTTAGAAATTACGATTCCATTGACTATAAGATAGGTGGCAGAACTGTAAAGTTAGTTGACATCTTTAGAAATATTGTTTTTGTCAACATGGAAAACAGTAAAGCATATCAAGACTATTATATTCAAGATGGAGAGTCTCCAGAGAGTGTTGCAGCAAAGTTGTATGAAACCACAGAACTTTCATGGTTGGTAATGCTTGTAAATAGTTTCTCTAGAATAGAAGATGATTGGTTTATATCCCAACAAGATGAAGCTAGAAGAAGAGAAAATGAATTGGGTGGAGATGCTTTTTATATTTCAGCGTTACCCGAGGTGCAACCAGGTGATGTAATGGTTAAAGTTACAGCAACTGGTGAAAATGGAGCACTTTCTATAGATCCAACAGTATACAGACATGTTGCCGAGTTTGATCCATATTTTAGAAAAATAAGAGGCATATGTGGAGCTGGAACATTTGAACAAAATGATCCCATATTATTTGCAAGACAAAATACTTCAAATGGAACTGTTACTCCAATAACATTTAAAGACAGATCAGGAACAAACACATATACAAATTATACTGACATTCTTCTAACAGAAACATATGGCAATAGTCCATTGTATTTTTATAATTCATTCAATGTTGTCATTGATCCTTATCGATATAGTTCGACAGGAATAACCTCAATTAACAGCAACACACTTTATCTAGATCCAAGCGATACAACAACTACTGATAATTTTGCTAGATGTTTATTATACAGTTATGGATTATGTGGAGGTGTGCCACCAGAAAGTCTATATAAGAAAACTATAGTTGAAGATGTCAATGATAAATACCTTAGAAAACAAAAAATAAAGGTATTGAAGAAAGAGTATGTCAGAGTCGTTGTTGACTCTTTGGAAAATGCACTAAGGTCTGATACCATTGGTAAGAAAATAAGAATAGAAATATAATATGTCTGACGGAAATTTTGATACACTTCAACGAATTTCCAGAGAATCAATCGGTGCTGTAGCTCCAGATGGTTTTCCTGGAGATGCTTCAGTATACCCATTAGAATCTAGAATAGTTTCTCTGACCATTTTAAAAGAGTACGATCCAAAAACAAGTCAAAATGGTGAACAAGAAACTGAGCAAAAGGAAGATTTAAAATTTAGCCTTCTTCCTTGGAATTCTCAAGTAACATCAAGTAGTCCTTTAATTTCTATAGAATTTACTGAATCAATATACAACACATGTATGTTTGGTTCTATGATGGTTAGGGATGACAGAAACTGGATAGATGAATTTACATTTAATGGTATTGAAAAGGTCGAACTTGAAATTAAATTAGGCAAAGGCACAGTACCTGTTAAATTTAAATTTCACATCTATGATGCCAAGAATGTTTCAAATGAAGCGCAACAAGTAGATTATACATCCAATGATGAGCGCATAAGTGTTTGGAAGTTAGACTTCATAAGTTCTGATATATTTTTATCCAATTACAACACCACAACATTAGAAATTGAAGAAGATTTCATAGGTCCATTATCTGGAGATGAAGATTTTGGACTAATAGAAAACATATTTAAAAAATATAAATTTAAAACTAATAAAGTAGATTCTACCCGAACAGGTGTTTGGTTGCGTTATGACAATGCAGCATATCCCTGGATGAAATTGAGAGGGCAAATGAGAGTTACTCAACTATTGAAGTATCTCTCAAATTATGCATGGGATGGTGATTTTACGAACTATGCCGCAGATTATTACATCTGGGAAGATCGTGATGGTTGGAATTTTAGATCCATAAGTAAAATTTTGTTGGATAGTGAAACTAACGAAGTTAAAACTCCAGATGAAGGATTTTTAATTACTGTAGATCCATTAAATCCAAACAGAATTTTAGAATTTGCAGTAATTAATGAATACAACATTCAGGGGTTATTTGAGTTAGGTGCTATAGCATCTTCATACAATAGAGTAGATCCAAACTACAGTGAAACTTATCTTGACTTTTTAGACAGTAGAGAGTCATTTAAGGAAAGACTATTTACATACGAATATAAAAAATATAAAGATGATATTGTTCAGATAGAAAAGTATCCTTTATTGTCAAACGATATCGAAGGAAAGACTCTTACTCCTTCAAATACTTTGAATTATTCATTGTATACCGATGATGAAATCTATGGTTACTTTAACAAAAATTTCCTAAACAGTCCATTCTTGGTGGATTGGGAGGATTATGGAAGAACTCTCGGTGGTCCATGGGATATCAAAGCATATCAAACACAATTTGATTTGACTGATATGGATGTTGATACATTCAAGGATATTCATTTAAATATACGAAATGTATTGAAGGGTAAGCGTGGCGAATATGCTCGGTTGAAAAACATCAAACGAAAATGGGAAGCATATCGTTGCACTGTATGTTGTCATGAAAACGGTCCTCTTGGATCGACAATGGATATTTACAACATATTAAATCCTGGTCCAACCAACGGAACAACATATGCACTTCTGTTTGGTCCCACAGGATACTACACGATGAATCGTAGTGACAAGTATGGTGTTGTTGCTGCTGGTTCATTTACCGATACATTAAATTATCAAGCAGGAGTTACATTATACGAACGAGGATTGACTTATTCATATGATTTGACAAAATCACCCTATGTTGAAACTCTTGGTCAATTCTTCAACTTGACAGGACCAACCGCACCAGCAGCATATACCAAATATGTGATGGAGCGAGCAACTGCTCAATATCAAATTATCATTGATAAAGTCACTGAGCGAATTGACGATCTTAAAGATTTCGTAAATGTCAGAGTAAAAGAGTATAAGACGACAGCAGACAATATATTTAAATCGATTCAAATGACAACTGTTGGTGAAGAGCAAAGACCAATAGTTGCTCCAGAACCAAGACCCATCGATTTACTTCTTGGTGTCAATAACAGATTTTTAGGTGATGCAATTGTTGGTGAACAGTTAACTGATTGGCCAATAACCTCCTACGAATTTGGTATGGTTCCTCACTCGAAGGTGGGAGTCAATACTGGCGTAAAGCAAGTTATATTTGGCGATGATCCTAACAGACAAGATTTTATACAATTTAGGTCAGGAATTGATCCTCCACTCATAACATATTCATGTAATTCGTGTGCGGGAGTTCAAGCTACTTGTTCTCAATTTACTTCACAATTTCCTTCATGTCCTCCTGGACAAGTATTAGTAGAATCTGCATGTGGTTCAGATGAACAAAGAGAAGTTATAAATCAATTATGTGAAGAAGCAATTGCTAATGCACCTTATTGTGCTCGGTGTATTAATGAAAATCAAGCACCTTCATGTATAAGAGCAAATGCCGATAATACATGTCCTGAAGGAACCGTTGGTCCAATTACAAGATCACAATGTCAAGCATTAACACAATCGTTTTGTTCTGGATCAGAACCACCCACGGTTCCAGGATTTATCAGATGTTATACCTGTATAAATGATGTTTATGAATGTATATCTGTAGAATGCGAAGACATTAACAGTGAAGATTGTAGATGTCCAGATGGATCAAGAATATTACCAACTACATATTGGCCTTTGTGTGAATTGCAATTACCTTGCAATACAATAATAATTGGAGGTCCAGGAATTCCTGGACCTCAAGGACCAACTGGACCTACAGGACCAACTGGACCTACAGGACCAAGTAATTTACCAACATCTAAAGATGTTAAATATATTCCAGAATGTTCATATTCAG